CCCGAATGAAGCACAGTTTTTGGAGACCAGAAAATTTCAGATTGATGAAATAGCTCGAATCTTTAGAGTACCGCCCCACATGGTCGGTGACCTAGAGAAATCAAGCTTTTCTAATATTGAGCAGCAATCTCTCGAATTTGTGAAGTACACCTTGGAACCTTGGATTGTCCGTTGGGAACAGTCCATCAATCGTGCCCTTCTATCTGAATCGGAGAAGGCTGCTTATTTTGTAAAGTTCAATGTCGACGGCCTCTTACGTGGCGATTATCAAAGCCGTATGAACGGTTACGCTACGGCAAGACAGAACGGCTGGATGTCCGCAAATGATATCCGTGAACTTGAAAACCTAGACCTCATCCCACCGGAACTTGGTGGTGACTTATATCTCATCAACGGAAACATGACCAAGCTGGAGGATGCAGGAATATTCGCAGCGACCACTGTTGCCGGAAAGGAGGACGAGAACGATGAAGAAGTTCTGGAAGTGGAAGAAGCAGACGGTGACCAATCAGGAGACACAGGAGCAGACACTGGAGAGGACGCTGTTTCTAAACGGCACCATCGCAGAGGAAAGCTGGTTTGACGATGATGTCACACCTAAGCTCTTTCGAGATGAGCTGTTTGCCGGAAACGGAGACATCACCATTTGGATTAACTCTCCGGGAGGCGACTGTGTGGCCGCAGCCCAGATTTACAACATGATGATGGAGTATCCCGGCAATGTCACCGTAAAGATTGATGGCATCGCAGCCTCTGCTGCATCCGTCATCGCTATGGCAGGTACAAAGGTGCTGGTATCTCCGGTATCCATGCTCATGATTCATAACCCGATGACTGCAGCTATGGGTGACACCACTGAGATGCAGAAGGCTATCGCCATGCTAGATGAAGTCAAGGAATCCATCATCAATGCCTACGAAATCAAGACTGGTATGAGTCGTGCCAAGCTCTCCCATCTCATGGATGCAGAAACTTGGATGGATGCACATACGGCCATCGATATGGGCTTTGCCGATGAAATCCTGACAAGACCAGCGGAAACACCGGTAGAAAATAACGCTACTGGTCCGATGCTCTTCTCCCGTGCAGCTGTGACCAACTCCCTTATGGATAAGCTGGCTGCCAAATGCCGCATCAAGAAACCTGAAACACCGGAACGCTCCGTAGATACACTCATGGAGCGTCTTGCCCTAATCAAACAACACATTTAATGGAGGTATTCGATTATGACTATTTTAGAACTGCGTGAAAAGCGCAACACTGCATGGAATGCTACAAAGGCATTTCTTGATTCTCACCGTACCGAGAAAGGTACTCTTACTGCCGAGGACGATGCTACTTATTCCAGAATGGAACAGGAAATCGCCGATCTTGGTAAGGAAATTGCTCGTCTTGAAAGACAAGAATCATTGGAGGCCGAGCTTAATAAGCCGGTAAACAAGCCTCTCACTTCTAAGCCGGGGAATTCTGCCACAGATAAACCTGTAAAAACTGGTCGTGCTTCTGATGAATACAAGAATGGTATGCTTCAGGCACTCCGCACCAACTTCCGTCAGGTATCCAACATCTTGCAGGAAGGTGTTGATGCCGATGGTGGCTACCTTGTGCCGGAGGAATATGACAGTCGTTTGATTGATGTTCTTACCGAAGAAAACATCATGAGAAGTCTTGGACACACTATCACGACTTCCGGTGAGCATAAGATCAACATCGCTGCTACGAAACCTGCGGCTGCATGGATTGAGGAAGGTGGCGCACTTCAGTTTTCTGATGCGACCTTCAGTCAGATCCTTTTGGATGCGCACAAACTCCATGTAGCTATCAAGGTCACCGAAGAACTTCTCTATGATAATGCCTTCGGTCTTGAAAATTACATCATCGATCAGTTTGGTAAGGCTTTGGCAAATGCCGAGGAGGATGCATTCCTCAACGGTGACGGTTCCGGCAAACCGACCGGCCTTTTCGCTGCGACTGGCGGCGGCACGATAGCAGGTACGCTTTCTGCTGCGATCAAGTCTGATGATATACTTGACCTGGTATACGCTCTTAAGCGTCCGTATCGCAAGAATGCAAGTTTCATCATGAATGATAAGACGTTGGCACAGCTCCGCAAGCTGAAGGACAACAATGGTGCATACATCTGGCAGCCTTCCTATCAGTCCGGTGAACCGGATAAGGTACTTGGCTATGCCGTTCATACCTCTGCGTATGCACCGGAGAATGCTATCGCTTTCGGTGATTACAGCTATTACAACATTGGTGATCGTGGTACTCGTTCCTTCAAGCAACTCACTGAGCTTTTTGCAGGCAACGGTATGATTGGCTATGTAGCAAAGGAACGTGTCGATGGTAAACTGATTCTTCCGGAAGCAGTACAGATTTTGAAACTCAGTGGTTCTTCTAAGGGCTAAGGATAAAGGTGGCGTCATCTCCAGGTGGCGTTGCCTTCCTTTTATGATTGGAGGCGATAAACGATGATTGTCACTTTAGAAGAAATGAAGCAGTATCTCCGAGTGGATTTTGATGATGACGATTTTCTCATCGAGACGCTCATCACATCAGCTACACGCCTCTGCATGGATATCACAAGGCAAGATGAAGATGCCTTTGAAGAAAGCGAAAACGCAAAGCCAGCAGTCTATTATGCTGTGGCCTATCTCTACGAGCACCGTGAGGAAGCAGACCACCATGCTCTGACACTGACTTTGCGCTCTCTTCTCTTCGCTTCCAGAAAGGAGGCCTTCTGATGAATATCGAGCTACTCAATGTCCATATCTTCATCCAGAAGAATGAGGTCATCTCAGATGCCATCGGAAATCGAAAGAACGCTTGGAAAGACTACTACACCTGCTATGCCACTGTTAGTGCGGAAGCCGGAAAGGAATCCACCGATGCCGGTCTTGTGGTCGATGATTCTAAGATTGATTTCACTATCCGCTACTGTAAGAAAGCTGCAGCGCTCACCTCAACTGAATACCGGGTGCAGTTTGGAAGCGAGTTATACGACATCTTGGCTGTAGACCACATGAATTTCAAGAGGAAATGCATCAAGCTCTCCTGCCAGAAAGTGAGGCGATGACATGGCCCAGAAAGTTAAGATTGATGGCCTTGCTGATGCCGTTATGAAGGAACTGACCAAATATTCAGACCTCGCCACAGTAGATATGAAGGCAGCTGTCAAAAAAGCCGGTAATACGGTAAAGAAGCAAATCCAAAGTTCTGCTCCAAAAGACACCGGTGCCTACAGCAAAAGCTGGTCTGTGAAGAACACCAAGGAAACCTCCAAATCGCTGGAGGTCACGGTGTATTCCAGAAATCGCTATCAGTTAGCCCACCTTCTGGAATTTGGTCATGCCAAGCGTGGCGGTGGCCGTGTGGCTGGTCGTTCCCATATCGCTCCTGCAGAAGAAGCCGGTATCAAAGAATTGGAATCTGAGATTGAGAGGTGTCTGAAAAATGGATAGATTACTGCAAATCCTATCGGAGATAGCCCTGCCCTTTGCCTATGACCACTTTTCTGAGGGCGAGTCGCCAAATCCACCCTTCATCTGCTACCTGCTTCCGGGAAGTGATAACTTCTCCGCAGATGGCCGTGTCTACTACAAAATCAATGAGGTCCATATCGAGCTCTACTGTGATAGCAAAGACCCGGCATTGGAAGCAACACTTGAAGCTGTGCTTGATGAACACGGCATTTTTTATAACAAAACAGAGGTCTGGATTGAGAGCGAAAAGCTCTATGAAGTCCTCTACACATTTGAAATGGAGGTTTAATCAACATGGGTAATAAAGTCAAATATAACCTGAAAAATGTTCATGCCGCCAAGCTCACTCGTGGCGAGGACGGCTCCTTTACCTACGCAAAGCCGAAAGCTATCCCCGGCGCAGTCAGCATCAGCTTGGATGCCGAGGGCGATAGCTCTCCGTTCTATGCTGACGGTATCGTATATTTCCGTTCCACTGCAAACAACGGTTACAGCGGTGATTTGGAAATCGCACTCATCCCTGAATGGTTCCGTACAGAAATTCTGAAGGAAGAACTGGACACCAATGGCGTGCTTATTGAAAAGGCAAACATCACCGAGCTTGAGAAGTTTGCATTGCTCTTCGAGTTTGATGGCGATGTCAGAAGCATCCGTCATGTGCTCTATAACTGCACTTCCTCTCGTCCGTCCATCGAGTCTGAGACCAAGGAAGATACCATTGAGCCGGGTAAGGAGAAGCTCACGCTTACTGCTGACCCTAGAGAAGATGGTCTTGTAAAGAGCCGCACCGGTGATGAAACTGACGCAGAAACCTATAAGAACTGGTACCAGCAGGTCTATGTGCCGGTGCCTAAGACAGAAGGATAAGGAGGACGTAAGACATGTTAGAAAAAACAATCGATATTGGTGATAAACAGGTCAAATTCCGTTCCTCCGCCACTATCCCCAGACTCTATCGTATGAAGTTCAAGCGTGATATTTTCAAGGACCTCTCACGTCTTGAGTCTTCCTACAAAGGCAACTCGGATGATGGTTCCTCCTTCGAGATTGAGGACTTGGAGATTTTCGAGAACGTGGCCTATATCATGGCCTACCATGCAGACCACAGCATCCCTGCCACCATCGATGACTGGCTGGATGAATTCGAGATGTTCTCCATCTACGAGGTGCTTCCTGAAATCCTTGAACTCTGGGGCATGAATCTTCAGACCGAAATCGAATCTAAAAAAAACTTCATCGCAGTAGCAGGGAAATGACCACACCGTTGTTCATCCTGCGTTGCATAGAAATCGGTATCTCTATCCGAGACCTTGACCTTCTGACCATCGGAATGGTGATGGACATCTGGACGGAAAAGGCAAACGACGATGTGAAATACCAGCAAATTGCAACACAGGAGGACTTCGATAAATTCTAAGGAGGTGACGTACACGTGGCAAACCGAATCAAAGGTATCACCGTAGAAATTGGTGGCGATACTACCGGCCTTGATAAAGCATTAAAGTCGGTCAATACTTCCATCCGAACAACGCAGTCTGCCTTAAAGGACGTCAACCGACTTTTGAAGCTGGACCCATCAAACACAGAACTTCTTGCACAAAAGCAAAAACTCTTAAAGGATGCAATCGGAGCCACCAAGGAAAAGCTGGATGCACTGAAGGTAGCACAGGAGCAGGCCAAACAACAGCTGGAAAACGGTGAACTCGGTCAGGACAAATATGACGCACTTCAGCGTGAAATTATAGAAACCGAGGAAGAATTACGACGCCTGCAGCAAGAAGCTGCCACAACAAGCACTACGCTTTCAAAAATTGATGTAGCTGGACAAAAAATGGAATCCGTCGGTAATTCTATCGCCGGGGCCGGTAAAAAGATGATGGGCATCACCACTGTAATTGGTGGTGTTGGTGTCGCCGCAGTAAAGACAGCAGCTGACTTTGACTCTGCTATGAGTCAGGTGGCTGCTGTTTCTGGTGCTACCGGCGATGACTTTGATGCCCTTCGAGACAAAGCCCGTGAAATGGGTGCAAAAACAAAATTCTCTGCAACAGAAGCTGCAGAGGCAATGAATTACATGGCGATGGCTGGATGGAAAACCGGAGATATGCTGGATGGCATCGAAGGTGTTATGAACCTGGCTGCCGCCTCCGGTGAGGATCTTGCGACAACTTCGGATATCGTAACAGATGCCCTCACCGCTTTTGGCCTTACCGCCAAGGATTCCGGTCACTTTGCTGACATTCTTGCCGCTGCATCCTCCAATGCGAACACGAATGTTTCTATGATGGGAGAAACCTTTAAATACTGTGCACCGATTGCCGGTGCCCTTGGTTTTTCTGCTGAAGACACTGCTGAAGCCATCGGCCTTATGGCCAATGCCGGTATCAAATCCACGCAGGCCGGTACTGCACTTCGTACTATTATGAACAACCTTTCCGGCGATATAAAAATCAGCGGTAAAGCCATCGGAGATGTCACCATTGCAACCACAAACGCAGACGGTTCCATGCGCAGCCTTTCTGATATCTTAGGCGACTGTCGAACAGCGTTTGGCAGCCTCACAGAGTCAGAAAAAGCGCAGACAGCTGAATCCCTTGTAGGTAAAAATGCCATGTCCGGTTTTCTTGCACTGATGAATGCCGCCCCTGCGGATGTCGACAAGCTCTCCGGTGCAATTGCAAACTGCGATGGTGTCTCTGAGAAAATGGCAACAACCATGCAGGACAACCTTGCCGGTCAGCTGACCATCTTAAAATCACAGCTTCAGGAGCTTGCCATTTCCTTTGGTGATATTCTGATGCCTGCCATCCGTTCTATCGTCTCGAAACTCCAAGGCTTCGTGGATAAGCTAAATGGGATGGATGACGGTACCAAGAGGACCATTGTTACCATTGCTCTTTTGGTCGCCTCAATCGGACCGCTACTAATTATCATCGGAACGACCATATCGAAAATTGGTGTGGCGATGCAGGGCTTTGAAAAACTAGCCAATGGCGTCAGTAAATTAAAAGTTGCCATCCAAGGTGGTACCGGTATCCTCGGTAAGCTGGGCGCTGCACTTGGTGGTGTCTCTGCTCCCGTGTTGGCAGTTGTTGCAGTCATCGCTGTTTTGGTGGCTGCCTTTGTTCATCTTTGGAGGACCAACGAAGGCTTCCGTGATGCCATTATCGGAACATGGAATCGTATCAAAGATACCATTTCCGGCTTCTGTCAAGGAATCGTAGACCGACTAAATGCGCTAGGATTTCAGTTTACAGATATCGTGGATGTACTAAAAACCGTCTGGGATGGATTTTGTCAGATTCTCGCTCCTATCTTTGAAGGAGTGTTTAATCACATCGCCAATATTCTCTCCACTGTGACTGGTGTCATAACAGGTATCCTTGATGTCTTTATCGGCATCTTTACCGGAAACTGGTCCCAAGCATGGACTGGAGTGAAGGAAATCTTCTCTTCCATATGGAACGGAATCAGCAGTTTCTTCACCAATATCCTGAATGTTATCAAGGGTGTTGCTGACGTTGTCCTCGGCTGGTTTGGCACTAGCTGGAATGAGGTCTGGACCAATATAAAGGCCTTCTTTGAAGGAATCTGGAATGGCATCGTCTCATTCTTCACTGGAATCTGGGAGACCATCAAGAATATCGTCCAGACTGGCATCATGCTGATTGGTTCCATTCTGGAAGCTGCGGTTGATATCATCACTCTCCCATTCCGTTTTATCTGGGAGAACTGTAAAGAAATCATCATCGCAGTCTGGGATGCTATTAAATCCAAGGTGACGACAGTCATCAATGCAGTGGCGTCCGTTATCAGCACCGTGATGAATGCCATCAAGACCGTATTTACTACCGTATGGAATGCGATAAAAACGGTGGTGACCACAGTCGTCAATGCCATCAAATCTGTCGTAACGACAGTATTCAATGCGATAAAGAGCACGGCGACCACAGTGTGGAATGCAGTGAAAACTGCAGTCACGACTCCGGTCAATGCTATCAAGTCGACGGTCACCAGTGTGTTTAATTCCGTAAAGAGCACTGTCACCAGCATCTTTAATGGAATCAAATCGACCGCCACCTCGGTATGGAACGGCATAAAATCTGCTATCACTACTCCTATCGAGGCCGCAAAGAACAAGGTCAAAGGTGTGGTGGATGCCATCAAGGGTTTTTTCTCTGGCATGAAGATTTCACTGCCGCATATCAAGCTGCCACACTTTAGAGTATCCGGTAAACTTTCCATTGCTCCACCTTCTGTTCCTCATCTTTCTATCGATTGGTACAAGGAAGGTGGTATCATGACCAGCCCTACCATCTTTGGTATGAACGGTTCTTCCTTGATGGCTGGTGGTGAGGCCGGTGCAGAAGCAATCCTTCCTCTGGCCGGTTTCTACAAGCAGCTGGAAGCGATGATTTCTAGTCATCTCAATACCAGTGCAATGGAAAAATATCTGGCGGTCATCGCAGATAATTCCAGCAAAGGTATCTACCTTGAGGATGGTACACTGGTTGGACACCTGCTCCCGGCAATCGACGGTGAGCTTGGTAAAGCACAAAAATTACAAAGGAGGCTCAGTCTATGACACCTGACATCAAATTAAACGGAGCATCAGTCGCTGGCATGGGCTGGCTCAGAGAAACTATCTCCTTTCCCGTGCCGCAGTCGCAGACCAATACGATTATGGTGCCGGGAAGGAATTCTCCCATTCGTTATACAGAAGCTCTGGGGCGTGTATCGTATCAGCCTCGGAGCTTTTCTTTGACATTTTCCATGCTGGGAACCAGAACAAAATATGACCAGATGGTTGCTGAAATGGCAAACCGCTATGCCGGTCAACTCGTAAAGGTATCGACCAGCGAAGAACCTGAGCTTTATGCCATCGGAACTTTGGAGATTACTTCTGAATATGACCCTATCTCCGGAAAAGGTCAGCTGGTAATTTCCAGTGAAGATGCCGACTCCTATCGTTACCACGTTGATGAGACGGTTGTTAATCTGACTGGTTCCGGTACTCTTATCATCGAAAATGACTTTATGCCTGTGGTCCCTATTATCACGACCACGGCAGAAACAGCTCTTAGCTGGAGCATCAGCGGCGATACTTTTAGAAAGTCTCTCAGTGCTGGCACTTGGACGCTTCCAGAATTTGAATTACAAGCTGGCAGAAATACCGTCACCATCAAAGGAACCGGTACGACGACCTTCCGCTTCAGGGAGGGCCGCCTATGAGTATCTTTCGTATATATGTTGATGGTCAGCTTTTCTATCATCCGCAGCTTTCTCAGCTTGCTATTACAGAAGCAAAGATGACCGAGGACGCAGAGAACATCGATAGCCTGACACTGTCTGCCCCTTTTAATCATCCCTATCTGGATTCCATCCACCCGATGGCATCCACCATTATTTGCAAAAAGGGTGACAACACCGTATTTGAAGGCCGTGCTCTAAATGACGGCAGTGATTTTTACAATACGCATACTTGGACCTGTGAGTCGGCTCTGGCCTATCTCAAGGATAGTCAGCAGCCGCCCTTCTCCTATAAGGGGACCCTCAAAGGTCTATTGGAGTATTTCCTGTCCGTGCACAATAAGGCCGTTGAAGAAAAGAAACGTTTCAAACTGGGGAATATCACAGTCACGGACAACAATGACTATATCAGCTACAGCAATTCTGAGTATTCCTGCACGCTGGATGCCATCAAAAGTAAGCTCATCAATACACATGGCGGCTACTTGATGGTCCGTTACACAGATTCCGGGAAGGTTCTGGATTACCTTGCTGAGTTCAATGTACATTCTATCCAGACCGTGGAATATGGCAAAAACCTCATGGATGTCAAAATCACCCGTGACCATACCGAGCGCATCACAGCTCTCATCCCACTTGGGGCTAAGAAAAAGACCACCGATGAAAAAGGAAACGAGGTCGAATCCGATGAACGTATCGACATCACTTCTGTAAACGGTGGTCAAAATTATATCTACGATGATGCCGCTGTAAAAGAAATCGGATGGATATGGACAACAGAAGTCTGGGAAAATGTCACGCTTCCGGGAAACCTGCTCCGCAAAGCCAATGCTCGTCTGGCAGAACTTATCGCCGGTATCACAAGCATGGAGCTGACCATTGTAGACGAATCAGACACCGGAGCAGATATCGGCAGCATCCACGCCAGACAATTTGTGGACTGCCTGTCTCCGCCTCATGGCATTGATGGGCGCTACGCCTGCATGAGCAAGACCGTAGATTACTTAAATCCTTCTGGCAACACCATCACCATTGGGGCCAGCGGTATCAAGCTTACTACGATTTCCGCAAAGCAAAATGAAAACCTTACAGCCATCGAGGATGAACTGCTCGGTCAGACTGCTACTATTGAAGGTATTTCCGGTAAGGTGGATGGCATCGCCGCTTCTAAGATGTACCGCACGGAGCTCATCGTGGATGGCATCAGCATCTTTAAGGACAAGGGCCAGAATAGTCGTCTTTCCTGCAAGGTGTACTCATGGGATAAGGATATCACTACAACTCTTCCGGATTCTGCTTTTGTCTGGCATAGGAAATCCGGTAATGAAGAGGCGGATGCACAGTGGGATTCCACCCACACTGGAATGAAATCAATCATCATAACCACAGAGGATGTGCAAGATAACGCATCCTTCTACTGTGAAGTATCTGTATAAAGGAGGGCCAGAAAATGCCTACAATCTTAACTTCCAGCCAGCAGACCTTCGTGGACATTACAGACCAACGAAAGCTGTCGGCTTATATCACTTCCAATCTGCCTAAGACGCAGAGTGAAAACCCGAATGTGCTGCCGCACACCTACGCACCAAGCTGGGCCAGCACAAATCTTACACTTACGCCGGTCGTTTTCCTTGACCAGACCAATGTTGCACTCAATTCCTCTGGTCTGACTATCACATGGAAACGCAAGGACGGAAGCGGCGCTGAGACAGCACTGAATTCCAATGAGAAAGTTACCGGAGGAATCCTGAAGGTCAACAGCAATGTGCTGGCTGTCTCTTCCACAGGGATGATTACCTACATCTGCTATATCAGCTACTACGATTCCGAGACCAAGAACACGGTCAATATCACATCGGATATTACCTACACTTTGGTGCGTAATGCAGAGAATGCAAAGCTCGCTTATGCGACAGCAGATACCTATGTATTCAAGTACAATGCTTCTTCTGCGCTCGTTGGTGCTTCTCAGGCAACGTTGACAGCACAGATTCAGGGTGTCTCCATTTCCAAGTGGCAGTATAAAAACAGCTCTGGTGCATGGGCAGATTATCCGACAACTTCCGACAATACCAGCATCACGGGTGGAACGCTCGTCGTAAAGCCTGCGCACACCGTATTCGTCGATAATGTCGCTCAAATCAAGCTCCTTACAGACGATGCCGATGTCTATGATACCATTTCCATTACCAAAATGTATGACGGCAGCAAAGGCTCTCCGGGGTCTCCGGGTGTAGCAGGAACCGGCGGACTTTCTATCATTCTCGGTAATGAGGCCCAGACCATTGCGTGCTCCTCTTCTGGTGCAGCAACTGCAGCCCTTGATATCACGATTCCATTTACCGGATATGTTGGCATCACACAGACTGCCTGTACCTGCTCCGTTGGAACACTGCCTTCTGGTATGACCCTGAAGACCAATACTGCGGCAACTGCATCTGCTGCTGGTTCCATCGTTCTTTCTGTTGCAGCCTCTGCTACACTCGGCGGTGCGAATGTTGTCAACGGTACCGTTGATTTGACCTTCACTATCTCTGGAAAAACAGTCGTGAAGAAGTTTGCATGGGCGAAGTCCACCAGAGGAAGTAATGGCACCAGTGCTGTTGTTTTCTCCGTTTATGCGCCCAACGGCACTATCGTGATGAACCAGTCCGGAAGCCTATCACTTGCAACCTCTGCCTATTCTGGAACGACTGCTATCACCAGTGCTACTTATCAGTGGGCAAAATACACTGGTGGCAAATGGACAAATATCTCCGGTGCGACCTCTGCTACCTTGACGGTATCTGGAAGCGACATCGTAAACATTCAGTCCTACCGCTGCACGATGACCTATGGCGGCAAGTCCTATGTGGATGTCATCACAGTTGAAGATAAATCTGACCCGTATGTATCAGAGCTTCTTTCTATCGGAGGCTTTACGGTAAAGAACAATCAGGGTGGTGTCTGCCCTTACGTCATCGTCCGCACCAATCAGCAGGAAGTGGATGCGTTGCTCGGCCCTATCGGTGAGACAGCACCTTCCAATCCTGCGACTGGTGCCTTCTGGTATAAAATCAGTCACTCAGCAAAGACCGTCACACTCCAGAAATATTCTGGTAGCGCTTGGGCCGATGCAACAGAAAAGCAGTCTCTGACCTATAACTGGTACGCACAGGATAAGGATGGCAATGCAGTCAACTTTGGTAAAACTGGCAAGGTCATCTATCTCTCCGCTGCCGATATCGACAGCTTGCTGACACTGCAGTGTGATGTTTCCAAGTAGGAGGTGATCCTATGGCACTTATCACTTCCTGTCAGGCCTCTTTCCAGAATGTTGCCGGATACGAGGATGACATCGCAGCCATTCGGGAAAATGTGCGTGAGTGTTATTCGGAGATTTCAAAATTCTCAGAGCAGATTCGTCTCGCTGTCCGTGAAGACTATATCTCACGCTCAGAAATGGCAACTATCCAGCAGAATTTTCAATCTACGATTACTCAAAACAGTAGCGAAATCCGTATGGACTTCTCCACTATCACAGATGAACTGAAGGACAATATCGCAACTAATCAGGAGCTCCTTGAAGAATATATCCGCTTCAAAGGAGCTCTTATTGAACTTGGCAAAGTAGGAAATGCCTTCACTGCCGAGCTCTCCAACAATGAACTGGCCTTCAAAGAGAACGGTCAGAAAATCGCATATATCTCCAATAACAGCTTGGTCATCACCAATGCGGAGATTCGCAACAAATTATCCCTTGGAAATGAGACTAGAGGATGGTTTGACTTTATCCCAAGAAGTAACGGTAACCTCTCTATCAAATGGAGAGGCCCGGCATCGTAAAGGAGTGATTCATTATGGCTTCCAGCGGAAGTATTACAACCGGCCAGAAAGAAGGCCGCTCTGTTACTCTCTCTTGGACATTGTCCAGTCAGAATATAGCAAACAATACATCAACTATTGCATGGACCCTCAAAGGTTCTGGCTCTGCAAGCGGCTGGGTCATGTCCGGTGGATTTAAGGCTGTCATCAACGGTACAACCATCTACTCCACTTCAACCGATAATCGTATTCAGCTCTATAACGGAACCATTGTAGCGTCGGGCTCCTTAAAAATCAGTCATAATGCAGATGGAACAAAATCTTTCAAATTAAGCTGTGAGGCCGGTGTCTATAGCTACGCAGTCAATGTATCCGCAAGTGGGACCCATACTCTAAACACGATTCCAAGAGCATCTTCAGTATCGGCAACACCAGTGAACATGGGAAGTGCCACAACAATTTCTATTTCAAGGGCATCTTCCTCATTCACCCATACGTTGACCTATTCCTTTGGTAGTGCTACTGGAACCATCACAACAAAGACTACTTCCACATCTGTATCGTGGACACCTGCTCTCGCATTGGCAAACCAAATACCGAGTACCACAAGTGGAACTTGTACAATTACCTGCGATACCTACAATGGTTCATCTAAGATTGGAACAAAAACCTGCACGCTAACTTTGACGGTTCCTTCCTCCGTCAAGCCTACCATCAGCAGTCTGACTGCTACTCGTGTGGATGGCTCTGTCCCTGCCGCTTGGGGTATCTATGTGCAGTCGAAGTCGAAAGCAACACTAACGATAAATGGCGCTGCCGGAATCTACGGCTCCACTATAAAGTCCTACAGTATCAGTGGTGGCGGCTACTCTGGAACACAGAGTTCACTCACGACAGGCTTCCTTAACTCATCCGGAACGATTACCTTCACAGCAACCGTAACGGACTCTAGAGGAAGAACCTCTGCTGCTGCAACCGTGTCGATTTCTGTCGTCGCCTACAGTCCACCTTCTTTTAGTTCCTACAACTCGCAGCGTTGTAACAGCGGAGGCACACTCACCGATGATGGAACCTACATCAAAGGAACGGTATCCTACAGCTTTGCTTCATGCAGCTCCAAGAATACAGTGACTCGCTCCACCTACTACCGAGTCGCCGGAAGTAGCACGTGGACCAATGCCTCTGCCAGCTTCAATTCCGGTACGGCCTTCACCTTTGGTGGCGGTAAGATTTCCACCGAGACCTCCTATGAGGTCCGCTATGATTTGAAGGATGCATTCTCAACTATCAGCATCACAGACATCGTATCTACAGCGTCGGTAGTCATGGACTTTAAGAGTGGTGGCAAGGGTGTGGCCGTTGGTAAGGTATCTGAAACAGACAACTGCTTTGAGGTATCTGAAAAATGGGATGTAAAGGTCTACGGCAAATTGCTGAAGGATTACATCAAGGAATTCACAGGTGCTCTTTATCCTGTCGGAAGTATCTACATGAGTGTCAAGAACACCAACCCTTCCACTTACTTTGGAGGCACTTGGGTGGCTTGGGGAACGGGCCGTGTTCCAGTCGGCGTGAATGCAAACGACGCAAACTTTGCAACAGTAGAAAAAACAGGTGGTGCTTCTACTGTCACACTGACCACAGCGCAGATGCCTTCCCATACACATGCAAAAGGTACGCTGGCAACAGCAAGCGCTGGTGGGCATACCCATGACTTAAAGAACCAGAAAGCCTCATGGGGTACCAGCGGTGGCAATCGAGTGCTTATCGACGCCACTTCCGGCTACACTGCTGTCAGCAATAAGACAACTACCAGCGCCGGTTCTCACTCGCACACTATCTCTGGTTCCACTGCCGCTACTGGTTCCGGCAGTGCCCACAATAACTTGCAGCCCTATATCACATGCTACATGTGGAAAAGGACTGCTTAATTTTTATCCGCAGCTATCATCTGGTAGCTGCTTTTCTTATACCAAATTTCAGAAATGGAGGAATTTATCATGAAAGAATTCTGGAACACGATTCAACTCATCTTTACCGGCATTGGCGGCTGGCTCGGCTACTTCCTCGGAGGTTGGGATGGATTGCTCTACGCACTCATCGCATTTGTAGCCATCGACTATGTCACTGGCGTCATGTGCGCCATTAGCAATCACACCCTCTCCAGCGAAGTAGGCTTCAAAGGTATCTGTAGAAAGGTGCTGATTTTCTTGCTCGTTGGCATTGGCAGTATTCTTGATGCTCACGTCATCGGCTCTGGCAGTGTTCTTCGTACAGCAGTCATCTTCTTCTACATTTCCAATGAAGGTGTCAGCATTTTGGAAAATGCAGCCCGTCTCGGACTTCCGGTCCCTGAAAAAATCAAGGTCGTATTAGAACAGCTTCACGACAGAAGTGCAAAGGAGGAAAACTAACATGGCTTACACAAACAGCAAAATGGTAGCGTATACCAAACTGAGTCCAAATCATTCTGGACAGAGAACTCATTCCATTGACCGCATCACACCTCACTGTGTTGTGGGTCAGTGTACTGCAGAAGGCCTTGGTGACTGGTTTGCCAAGGCCTCTACGCAGGCATCCAGCAACTACGGTATCGATAAAAACGGCAGAGTCGGCTTGTATGTCGAGGAGAAGAACCGTTCTTGGTGCTCATCTTCCAATGCCAACGACCAGAGAGCCGTTACCATCGAGTGCGCTTCTGATACCAAGGAGCCTTACTGGATGAACGATAAAGTCTACGCATCTCTCATCAAGCTCTGCGTGGATATCTGCAAGCGTAACGGTAAGAAGAAGCTCTTATGGTTTGCCAATAAGGACAAAACCTTAAATTATGCACCGAAGTCTGATGAGATGGTACTTACTGTCCACAGATGGTTTGCGAACAAGTCCTGTCCGGGTGACTGGCTCTATGCCAGACTTGGAGATTTGGCTGCGAAGGTTACCGCAGAGCTTTCTGGAACTACTTCTGGTAGCGGCAGCACTGCTCCTACCACTCAGATGTACCGTGTACGCAAGTCTTGGTCTGATGCCAAGAGTCAGATTGGAGCTTATAAGGTACTGGACAATGCCAAGAAAAAGGTAGACGAGAATTCTGGCTACAAGGTCTTTGATGCCTCTGGAAATGTTGTCTATCCGGCAGCACTCACACCGGATCCTGCCACTTCCAAGGATACGTCCTATAAGGTTCAGGTCAGCATCGCCAATCTGAATATCCGCAAGGGTCCGGGTACCAACTACGACAGAACCGGTCAGTTCACTGGCAAGGGCATCTTTACCATTGTTCAAGAGTCCAATGGAGCAGGCGCTACTCTTTGGGGTAAGCTCAAATCCGGAGCTGGATGGATTTCTCTTGATTTTGCAAAGAAGTTATAAGGCACACCTTTTCACAGGGTCTGTGGGAATTGTCTCCTACAGGCCCTCTTTTTTTCATATTTTTTCGTCAAAACAGGCCTCTCTTCTCCATTGGATAGTGGAGGCAGATATTTTTATCTTTTTCGGCCAAACCGCTATATCGCCTCCATTTAGTAGTGAGGAACTTCCTCAGATTGGAGGCAATTATGCAAGAAAATATCACAACAACAATTCCAGTTTCTGCTGCTCCGAAGCCCATCCAGCAGGCCGATATCGAGCAGGATTATAACTTCTTTCAGGCGCAGAAAGTGGCTGAAAACATGTTGGAGCTTGGACTTATTTCCTTGTCAGAGTTCAACAAATTATCGCTGAAAAATCGTGAGACATTCTCTCCATTTTGGGTGGAGATTATGCCCGAAATCCGTTGATATATAAGGCTTTCAGAGCTAATATGTGACACTAACGAAGGGAGGTGAACTACCGTGAAGAAGGTAACAAAAATCGAAGGTGTACAAAATAATAGCACCCAAAAGAAGAAACTCAGAGTCGCTGCCTACTGCCGTGTTTCAACAGGCAGTGATGCTCAGCTGGAAAGTCTGGAAGCACAGAAAACCCATTATGAGCGATACATCAATTCCCGTGAGGATTGGCAGTTCGCCGGTCTCTACTTCGATGAAGGTATCACAGGAACCAAGGCTGAAAAACGTCCGGAGTTACTTCGCTTGATATCAGATTGTGAAGCAAAGAAAATCGACTTTGTTATTACAAAATCTATCAGCCGCTTTTCTCGAAACACGACTGACTGCTTGGCACTTGTAAGAAAACTGCAGAGCTTGGATATTCCGCTTTTCTTTGAAAAGGAAAATATAAACACCGGTTCAATGGAAAGCGAGCTCTTTCTTGCCATTCTCAGTAGTATGGCTGAAGGTGAATCCACTTCCATTTCCGAAAACGCCAAGTGGTCCATTAAGCGCCGCTTCCAGAACGGAACCTTCAAGCTGAGCTATACGCCCTACGGCTACGATTGGGATGGAGAAAATATGGTCGTCAATCCAGCACAGGCCGAAATTGTAAAAAAGATATTTGCTGATGTCCTTTCCGGCAAAGGAACTCAGGCTATCGCTGATGAATTGAATGCAGATGGTATTGTGTCCAAGAAAAACAGCAAATGGACCGCTACTACCATTCGAGCTATCCTTGCCAATGAGAAATATACCGGTGATGTTATTTTTCAGAAAACCTATACCGATGAGAACTTCAATCGTCACATCAATTACGGTGAGGTTGACCAGTACATGGCTCCAGACCACCATGAAGCGATTATCAGCCATGAAGATTTTGACGCTGCCAATGCACTGGTCGCACAAAGAGCTTCTGAGAAAGGTATCGAAAAAGGCAATGGTAAATACCAGCAGCGCTACGCATTCTCAGGAAAAATCATCTGCGGAGAATGTGGCGACACCTTCAAGCGCAGGATTCATACCTGCACTACCTACAAGTATGTCGCATGGGCCTGCAATACCCACCTGAAGGATAAGGCCACCTGCGGCATGAAGTATGCAAGGGATGATGAGATAAAAGCTGCATTTATAACGATGCTAAACAAGCTCATCTACGGGCATCGCCTAGTACTTGCTCCTTATCTGAAAGCCCTTGAGAATTCTTCTGGAGATGAAGCGGTACAGCGAATTCAGCACTTGGAGCTTCTTCTGGCCCAGAATAGCGAGCAGCGAGAAACCTTAACAAAGCTGATGGCGCAGGGCTACATCGACCAGATTTTATACAATCAGGAGACAAATGCACTCCTCCTGCAGGCAGAGACTTACCACTCTGATATCGAGGCAATCACCATTTGCATGACCGGTGACTCAGCAAAGGTTACGGAAACAAACCTGCTGCTCCACTTCGTATCTCATACCGAAATGTTAACAGCCTACAGTGAGGAGCTTTTTGAAAGCTACGCAGACCACATTGAGGTGATTAGCAGAAACGAAATTCGATTTGTTATGAAATGTGGACTGACATTCACAGAAAGGATTGGTGATTAAATGGGTCACACACCATTTGGCTATCGGATTAAAAATGGCACTGCCGTCATTGACGAGCCATCTGCCGCTAAGCTCCGACAGCTCTATAAGAATTATTTGAGTGGTATGTCCTTATCGAAGGCAGCTGCAGAAGCCGGAATTCCAACCTATCATGGAACCGCTAAGCGATTGATGGAAACAGCCCATTATCTTGGTGATGACTTCTACCCAGCTATCATTGATAAGACCACCTACCAGAAAGCGCAAAAAGAACGCAAGCGCCGGGCCACAAAGCTCGGACGAAACAATAAGCAAACACAGATGAGGAAAATACAGATACCTACCCACTTCTATATGAAGGATGGCGTTGCCTTGCATGATAATCCCGTGAGACAAGCCGAATATCTGTACAGCCTCATAGAAAGCGAGAGTCAATAATGGGAAATGTAATGTTAATTCCTGCGAGACGCCAAGTTGGAAGTAACGCTCGCAAGAAGGAAGAAGAAAAACCAAAGCTACGAGTCGCAGCGTACTGCCGTGTCAGTACCGACAGCGATGAACAGGCTACCAGCTACGAAGCTCAGGTAGAACACTATACAGAATATATTCAGAAAAACCCGGATTGGGAATTCACCGGAATCTATGCCGATGACGGTATATCCGGCACCAACACAAAAAAGCGTGAAGAATTCAACCGCATGATTGATGACTGCAAGGCCGGTAAAATTGATATGATTATTACCAAGTCTATCAGCCGATTTGCCCGAAACACTCTGGACTGTCTGAAATATATCAGAGAACTCAAGGACATGAATATTCCGGTCATATTCGAGAAGGAATCCATAAATACAATGGATGCCAAAGGAGAAATCCTAATCACCATCATGGCATCACTGGCCCAACAGGAATCACAATCCTTGAGCCAGAACGTGAAGATGGGCATCCAGTTCCGCTATCAGCAAGGAAAAGTTCAAATCAATCATAACCGCTTCCTCGGTTACACAAAGGATGCGGACGGCAACCTTGTCATTGACCCGGAACAAGCGGAAATTGTAAAGCGCATTTATCGAGAATACTTGGAAGGCCTCAGCATGGATAAGATTGCAGCCGGTCTGGAGCGTGACGGCATTCTCACCGGAGCAGGCAAAGCTAAGTGGCATACCAGCACCATCAACAAGATTCTCCGAAATGAGAAATACATCGGTGATGCTCTTCTCCAGAAGACTTACACCACCGACTTCTTGAATAAAACCAGAGTTAAGAACAACGGCCTCATGCCTCAGTACTATGTGGAAGGTAACCACGAAGCCATTATTCCGAAGGAAATCTACCTGCAGGTTCAGGAAGAACTGGTCCGCAGGCGAGTAGTCAAGACCAGCGCCAACGGCAAGAAACGTAGCTACAGCTGCAACCACTGCTTCTCCCAAATTGTCATCTGCGGCGAATGTGGTGAAATGTTCCGCAGGCTCCACTGGAATAACCGAGGTGTCAAGTCCATCGTCTGGCGCTGCATCAGCAGACTGGAATCAACCGGACTGGAATGCCACGCCCGAACCATCAATGAGCTGGTCCTTCAGGATGCCGTCGTCAAAGCAATCAACCAGATGCTTGGTGATAAAAGTAGCTATCAAGCACAGCTGCAGCTTAATATAGCCTCGGTTATCCGAGCTTCACAGGCCACTTCCGTTGAAAACATCGATGAAAAGCTGATGGCCTTGCAGCAAGAGCTTATCCAGAAAGCTCAGAGCAAAGAAGTCTACGACGAGATTGCCGATGAGATTTTCAGGCTCCGAGAGCTCCGCCAGCAGACCACCGTTGACACGGCTGCAAGAGATGAGCAGATAAAGCGAATCAACGACCTGCAAGATTACATCTCACAGCAGACCGCCCACCTCACCGAGTTCGACGAGTCACTGGTACGACGCTGGGTCAAGCAGATAACCGTCTGGGATGACCATTTCACTGTGGAACTGAAATCCGGACTGAGTATTGATATTCAGGCATAAGTCCATAGACGCAAAAGCTCCTCACCACTGGAAACTAATCCGGTGATGGGGAGCTTTTCATATACATATTTGATTTAATCTTTATCCCAACGATTTGCATCTGTCCAACGGAAGTTCAGATCTTTATTTCTTCTTGGATCATTTTCCCATTCTTGGGCCACACGCTTGCTTATTTCTGCATCGAGTCTTTTCATTTTAGCTGTTTTTTCGCCTGTTCCATTGTTAAAACCATTCTTAATCCAATCTTGTCTTTCAGCCTCATATGCATCGGATAACTCCTCATGGGAAGCTCCTTCAGCCCATTTTTCAAATCCGCTCTTAAATAAATTGCCAAATAAGCCCATCCTTAGTCCTCCTCACCTTCAATTACTTCAACATTAATATCTTCTGAATCATAAGCACCCATAGGGTATTCGCGGATCCACCCTTCAATTTGAATCACCGTTCCACAATCCGGGCATTCATAATTATTTTCTGAATTGAAGCTATATACTATATCTGGCCCCATTCCATTTTCTTTTTCATAACTACTCTGATCATACATGTAGTCTTCTAAATCAACCTCGTACTCTTTGCCACAGTGAGGGCAACGTATTCTACGAATAAGCGATACCGCTTGATATCCATACATATCTTCGACATCAACAAATTCTTCGCCAGCAGCTTCACGTCTAACAATAACATCCCAATAATGTTCTGTCTCAAACGTTTCGAATTCAGCCTTATCATCAAGTATTTCTGAAAGCAGTGACAATGCATTTTGTTTTCTGGCAATTTCTGTCTCTATGCTGTTCATACGGGACACAATTGCTTCATGTAACGAACACTCTCCATCCTGCATTTTTCTTATGTCTCTACAGGTAAGACCAGACTTCGTTAATACAACTATAAGTCTTAAATTTTCCAAATCCTCTTCAGTATAGTTAGTTCCTCTATTACCTGATGGTGGATTCTCAGGAGAAAATATACCTTCTCGCTTAAAAAATTTAATTCTGTCGGCATCTATACCGAGCTTTTCTTGAATTTCTTTTGGTCTCATATAAATCGACCTCCTTTCAAGACGCATTTTAACGAATAGGGACTTTGTCCCCGTCAAGTGTTTTTTGAAAAAATATTATTTCATAGAATTCCATAACTTTTCTACTTTTTTGTATGTTACAGGTTTTTTGAGATGGTATGGCAATTCATTTCTCTCTTCATCATTAAAATAGTAATATACTACTGATTTTATTTCCGGATTTGTGTTAATAAGTAAAAATAAGTGTTCATCGTTTGCTGGCGCAAGTCCGACCACTTCCAATTGTCCTCCGATTGATTTGAAAAGAGTTTCTTTATACTTAGTGTCAGGCTCAATTAATTCTCCATATTTATCCAACCAAGACCAACTCATAACCGCATCACTATAACAATGTTCCATTCCCGGAATCATTTTAGATATCAAGTCATCGCATTCTATTGTATGTTTCTGATAGTAAATGCTATCGTTTCTATATTCAGGTGCCAATTTTGAAAACTCTCCATGAAGATGACAAACTCTTTCAGTACTACCTAATACATTTTCCAAATTATAATCATAATTCGTTGTAAAAATATTATCGAATCTATTTAGATAATTATTTATTCCTTGATAAAAATTTTTATATACATCGTTGATTTCACCGTTATTGTATATACCATCAATTATCATTTGGCGAAGAAAGTCAAAACCTATCTTCCTATATCTTTCACTTTGATTTTCTCCATCTTCTTCTTTAAAGCAATTATTAAATATCTCAAAAGCTAAAAAGTAATCTTCTAAAAAGACAGATAACACTTCACTGTTTTTAGGATATGTTCGTGATATTCTATCCAACTCCATTACCATAAACAGGCCGTCCGCATTTCCTCTGAGTTTTTTATTTTTGATTTGATTAATGACATTTACCAGTCCTTCTAAAAGTCCGAGTTGTTCTTCTGTTGATAACGAGCCTTCTGTTAGTGCTGTGTATTTTCCAGCCTTTATATTGTCAACTACTCTACTCATAGTTGCATAGCTAGAATATACATCTTTCCCACCAAACTGAATATTAATACCGTTACCTACGAGTAAATTTCTTTCCATTTTGAACTCCTTTTTCCCAAATATCAATTCCACTGTCAAGTCTGTCTCTTAGTGTCGAGTGGCTTGAACTGCGGTCAGCCTTGTTATCCATATCACTGCCACAACCCCTGACATCTAATCCACAGCCTAAACCCTACCACTCATTTTTTGCTGTCCGGTAAATTCGCTTAGTGGATATGTTTCCATATAAGAAAACCGAGCTTTCTGCAAGGCTTCTCTGATGATACTAACCTTACAAAAAGCCCGGAAACACGCCACTTTTCAGC